CGCAAACAACACGGACTTCTCCAACCCATTCCTGAGTATGAAGAGTTCCAGAAGTTGGAATGGACGATGTAGAGTACAACCCACCCACGATAACGTGGTTGGTGTGCAATTCATCGGATCCAAAGAAGATTGATCCAGCAGCGTAACCATCAGCATTGGTAGTGACAGGTACTCGTACACTGTCAGACCATGCCACGACTGGTGACGCAGATTCATCCGGCCACAGACTACCCGTTGCATGTTTGCAAAAGGGGTCTACCAACCCACAGACTGATTGCTGTGCTGATAAACGCTGTGAGGCAGTTATACCTCCAGTCAGAGTGCGGGACGGTTTGCCAAATGTTCCGTAAGGATTGGCTTGGGCCCTGCCTCCTGAGCGGCGGGATGGAGCTTGACGCTTCTTCTTGTTGTTGTTGTTGTTGTTGTTCTTGCGGTTGGCCATCTTGGTCAATAGGAGAAATAATGGTGATGTAGTGTAGTAGATGAGTTATTGTGTATGTTGTGTGAATAGGTGGTAGAGGTATAAGTTATTTTAATCGAGAAGTACGGCGGAACGGTAGTGGTAGCTGTTGGGATTTGGTAGATGTAATGAATATCCCTCGCGATCAGGCCGCATATCAAATTGATGCGTCTGGTAATGTTTCTCAACCAAAATTTGGTAATCCGGATGCCAACCAAAAGCCTCCCAGAATCCAACACGAGCTTCGTCAGTAATGACAGTAGCCTCGCGTTTGAGTCCTTTGGCTTTGATTTGCATCCCAGAAGCAGTATTCCAAGGATGGTCCCCAAAAGTTCCATCCCCCGATCGTTGTAGGGCCTTATAATATTCATAGAGGACAGGTACGCCACTGTTAAGTGCCATACCACATCCACCTACGTCATTGGCCCACTTCTTCCATGCCACTTCATTATGAAGCGGCAAAAGTGAAACCAAATCTTTGGCGATGGATACAGGGAAATTTCTTACCATGATCCATCCGCGGCTAGTGGAGATTGGATGTCCCTGGCAAAACTCAATCTTTTCAAATTGAGATACCGGTTCCTCCAAAATGATCGCGTAACCTGCTTTAGCCCAATGAGCCTCAAGCCCTTTGGTCTTATGCAAGTCAGCACGTTCACAAAACAGAACACAATCATCACCGTTGTTAAC